AAATTAATATCAACGTCGCCATAGGGAACCCAAAAACTCCACGCAGGGTGTTCTTTATCCCTAACATGATACATTCGTTCTTCTTCATTTTTGGCAAATACAACTCCCAATCTCTGCATTACTTTTTCACCAGAAATTGGAAGATCCGCTAAACTATACATGCCCCCTAGTCTTCCAAATTCATCAATAGGAAATGCTTTCCTATATTCACATAGATAACTATAAAATTTTTCATCTTTATTCATTATATAATGCCACCTTCTCTTGAATGTATGTTGTAGCTTCTTCTACTGTAAAAATAGTATCCGAATCTGTATCGGGTATATCAATATCAAAAGTTTCTTCTAAACACATTACCAATTCTATTACGTCTAAAGAATCGGCCCCCAAATCTAAACTAAAATTAGATGATTGTTTTACTAAATTACGGTCGATATGTAAAGCCTTAGCCGTTATATCTTCCACCCTTTCCCCTATATTTAACATTGTATATCACCCCTCCACTAAAGGTGGTTCATCCTCTGGTTTTATTGTATCGAAAACTTTAGTATCTGTAGTATAATGAACAAGACATTTATATTGTTTTGCTAATTGTTTGGCTATATTAAACGCTTGTTTTTCATTACCTGTAAAAACAAATTTTGGTCGTCCCGTACCGATAATTAAAAGAACATGAAATTTGCCCTTTCTTTCCACCACAGATACAATTTTATAATCTGACATTTACTCACTCAAACAGATATGTTATGTTCTCTTGCATGAGATTTTGACAACTCATCTGTATCGGTATGGGCATCAATATAATTTCTGACTTCCACTAATTTATCACGAGCAGTTGCCATCACCGCAAACTGTTCCTCTATTGTTGTCATAACATCGCCGTGTTCACCGACACCTACAGCACTGGTCATAAACACATCGATATTGGCTCGTGCCATAGCAATGTCGCCTTCTAACTTCAATTTCAAGGCAGTAGTAAAATTAATATTCATTTCTAAGTTCCTTATATAATTTACTCTCTAAACGATACGCCTCTTTCTCCCAAGGCATATCATCATACTTTAATTTTCTCATATACCGTTTAGATTTCCATTGAACAGACCCATCTTGATAATCGTACAATTCTTTTCTCACAAATTGTTTTAGATGGGTCATCTCATGTGCCAACCACGTTAGAATTTCCTTAGTCGAATGTTTCATACTTGCATCTAGCTCAATATGAAACTCTCTAGGATTATTCAAATCATCGTCTAAGATATGACAAAAACCATATGCACCTTCTTTCTTTTTTAAATCTTTAGTCAACTTTATATCAATTTGCAAATTCTTGAGGAGTCGTTTACTTAACAACTCCTCTGCATAGAAATAAGCCGCATCTGTAATTGCATTGTAGAGATAGTAGTTGTGACTACGATATCCCTCAATGAATAGTTGCATCGTCATCCTCAAAAATGTAGTGGATATAAATTTTAGAAATGCGAGGCATATCTTTCCAACTGATAACAGGAATGTCATCATTCATCTTGTGCATGACTCTCACGGCTTCATCGTAAGAGGCGGTTGAGCCGTCTTCGGTCTCAAAGTACACATCCCCCTCTTTATTGCGGATAACGTATTTTTCAATATTTGGCATGGTATAGGTAGGTTTGTTATCGGTGAGTTCCAAGTATATTCTCCTAGAATAGTAATTTACGTTTATCCATTATACGATATTTGGGGGGTCCATGTCAACCCCTTCACCACAAGTATTTTTTATACCCCCATAAATGGGGGGTTTACACCCTTTCCACGATACTATTCTATATAAGAATACTCTTATACTCTTATACATGAATATCGTCATATTATAAAAAAGTTGGATAGTGAAAAACCTCCCGACTTATTTTTGGTGTCTTTTTTGTTTGAAGATTCTCCAGTCTAGCGGGGTTGAAAATGCTCATCCCAACCAAATGCTTCGGTAACGGTAGAGGCATTCAAACCCTTATACTCTCGGTTCAAATTTTTGTCTTTAGCTAACAGAACGAGTTGTGCTTCATCCTCATGCAAACCTTCCAACATCTGAATAAACATCATTTCTCTTCGGGTTCTATTAATAGCTGGATTACCAATAATTGGTTCCATCTGAACATGTTCCCTATTCATCTTTACATAATTATGCAAGGTACGAACTTGAGCACTTAATCTCATACCCTCTCCTTCTCCATCAGGTGAAGTGTTGGGTTTAAAAGGAACTTTACCCGCAGGCAACAACCATTCTATATTAGGATTTAGAGCTGCGTTCAAAAACATCTCAAGTTGTTCGGTGCGATACTTTTGAAGCACCTTCATTTTAGATTCTTTATTTTTTGCTCCATGTACCTTCTGAAAAATCTCAGAATACATAGGTGTGTAAGTTTCATATACCATAATTAAAATTCCTGTATGTCATCAATCAAATTGGTTAATTTATTTTCAATAAAATAGTTTAAGAGATTACTTCTCTTATTAGTAGACTTTACCTTTTTATCATACTCGTCAAGGATATTTATCACTATCTTTTCTGGGATTTTTGTGAGGTCTATCAGTGTTGAATTTCTTTGCCAGTTCCTAATCCAAGTATCTTTGTTACACTTTGCTATCTGATAAAGGGTCTCAGGGTCATACTCTTTCATAGCTTCCATCAACGTCACTATGACAGTCCTTCTCATAGGTTTCTGGCGTTTCTCTTCCACAAAGGTATCATCAGACGATAGTACATTAGGTACGCCATCACTTCGGTCACCTTTGAGTATGTGTTCTGTTAGATATGTTTTTGGATTATGTCCATTGACCAACTCTTTTGTTACTGGACTGTATTGGTCTGATAAGTGATGAAGTTGTATAAAGTCCTTATCAGAAGACACAATGATATTTTTAACTTCACCACGATTCATCAACAACACAGCAATAATATCATCTGCCTCTGCGTGTGGTATTCTCATACTCACATACGGGAAGTTATCCTTTAGTTCGTCACGGACTTTATTAAGACAGGTAAATATCTTGTCCCAATCATAAGGTGATGATGCCCGGTCTTTCTTTCTACCAGCTTTGTAGTTAGGGAAGTAGTCACGACGCCAGTATTCTTTGTCATCGTTACATAAAATTAACTCACCATACTTTTCTTTAAACTTTGTGCGGTAGTATCTTAAATTATTCAGTACAATATGTCGTACTAACTTTTCATCTATTTCATCTTGAGCCCTATGGAGATGTACCATAAGACTGCCTATCATCACTTGATTAAGGTCGACAAGTATCATAAATCACCTGTAAAATATCATAATAAATTGGAGCGAGCAGCAGGAATTGCACCTACTCATTAGGTTGGAACCTAACTTACCTCTAAGGTGCCCGCATCTGTGGAAGTATAGTATAAAGTATTAGCACTTGTCTTTCTCAAACCTTCTGAGTCATAAGCTGGACTTGTGCATACATATTTAACTGTGTTCTCTTGGTCTTTACCCCAAAAAAGGTCACGCCAAACAGCATTTTCTAAATAAAATTTTATACTGTTAATATAATCTTCTCGTTGTCTATACTCTCGTTGAATAGTATCTTTCTCTTTACCTTTGTCTGTTCTGCGCCATTTATTTTTCAAATCTTTAACGATGTCTTTGTTATGTTTTTCCCACTCTTTAACATTTTTGACACTTAAACTATGGTCGTCAGGTAAATCTTTGACATCTGGATGTATGTTCTTATAGGCCGGTGGCTTCTTCGCCGCACGGACTTTAGCCATTTTATCTATTTGGGAATCGGACATGAGGCACCTTCATAATTTATAATTTTTTTATTTATAAGGTACTCAACAACATCATAATATCCACCCACTCGGTCGCCATCAATAACGACCCGTGGTAATTTTTTGAATTTTTCCACCTCGTCTATTGAATATGTTTGACAACTAAACTCTAACTTATTATCTGTTAGTAGTTTAAGTATTTTCAAAGCATATTCATCGTATTCATTATATATGTGGACCTTAATTTCCATTAACTCGTTAGGCAGAGCGATTTAAGTTTTGATCCTCCTGCCTTCTCTTTTCACGTTTCTTAGCAATTTCTTTAGCTAATTTATTTCTGGTGCTGGATTTAATATAGTGTTCTCGCTTCTTTACTTCATTAATCAAATCACGTTTTTCAACATTCTTTTTAAATCTTTTCATCATAGATTCAAAAGATTCATTTTTATATTTCTTCTTCACAGCCATAATATATCTCCTTATTACACCATCCTATCACATGTTACAATTAATGTCAACCAGAATCTTTATCTTGGGCTCTTAATCGGAAGTCTTTCTTTTTTTGAGCAACAGTAGAGCGTTCTACCCATTCAACATCTTGAGGTCTCTTTAAATTCTTACGCATATGAGCACGGATTTCTCCAACACTTCTACCTGGTACATAGAACACAGGTAAACCTTTTATCTTCACTTTAAAATCCATCTCTTGTAACTCAGTGTCACCTTCTGCTTCATATGAATGTTGTAGAGCACTGCCACCTCTCATGTGTGGTTGTTTAGAATCTGGTACCCAACCTCTCTCACGTTGGATGTGTGCTTGTTTTTGATAAACCTTCTTCGCCATC